GTATGGTCGCATTTTAGGCTGGGTATATATTAATGGAGACACAGTATCTCTTAATGACATGATGATCAATGATGGTTATGCATGGGGATATCTTGGAGATACTAAGGTTAAAGATTTTGTAGCACTGGCTAAGGCAAGAAAGAAGTCTGGAAAATGAAAAGAAATATTTTAGAAAAGCATGTTTATTATTATGAAAATGTTATTGAAAACCCTAAAGAACTTCTTGAAAAAATAGAAGCCACTGATCATCTACTGGGAGAAGATACTGGAGTAAGCAAGTGGGCTGATTGGACAGCCTATCAGTCAGATTATGCATTTGGAAAACAAAAAATGATTCGTGAGCATTTATTTAATAAAGCCCATCCAGCATACAGTGAGTGTCGAGAAATTGAAAAAGAAATTACAGATTCAATTATTGCTGTATCAAAAGACTATGAGTCTATGCATCCAGGGCTAGATATTGGAATGCTCTGCCCACTATCTATTAGTAAGTATTTTGTTGGTAGCATGATGGGCAAACATACGGATACCCATGACGATGATGAAGGCAAAACTGTGTCTGTGGTCTTATATTTAAATGACGATTATACAGGCGGAGAGATAGAATTACCAGATCATGACATTGTTGTAAAACCAACTCCAGGAAGCATTGTTGTTTTCCCATCAAGAAAACCATATTTCCATCAATCAAACACCATACTATCTGGAGAAAAATATATTGTTCCTGGGTTTTGGGAGAATAGAGTTAAATTTCAAACTGGGTGGACTAATGGATGAATTTGACATTGTCGATAATCTAATTTTAAATGGAGGCCTAGAGTTTGCAGGAAAAGATTCTGAAACTGGTGAGTCACTATACAAGCCTACAGAAAGGCTTAAGGAAATAGATGCTCAACTTAGCGATGAACTATCAATATACTTTTCAGATATAACTTTAAAACTTTGGGAAAAGGGTTTTCTTAACATGGACGTAACAAATAAAGATCCTTTAGTAAAATTAGGACCAAAGTCTTTTGATGCCATGGCTATAAAATCTTTACCAAGTGATGAAAGAGTAATCATAGAAGAAATAATCAAGGTTCTTTTTAATAAAAACTGATATACTTGATATCTGGGAGTATTAATGAATAACTTATATGGTGCTATCGGGACAGTAGTGACTCTTGTGCTGCTTTTTTATGTATATGTACTAAGGAATAGAGAAAGAAATAATAAGCCTATTATTGTTAGCCAATCAATGCTTCAATATCGGTATAGCAATCGCAAAAAAAATTCAAGAAAATTAAATGTTAGATCTCAGTCAAAAGTTCATCATGATAAAACCAACATAAGGGTTATTATTGTTGAAAATAATGCCTATTGGATTAAAGATAATATATTTTATAAAGCCCCACTTGTTAATGAACTTATTGATAAAGAGTCTGCAGAGCAAGTTGACACAATCAGTATGGATAAGGTACAATTAGATAAGATGTTGTTCATAATGGACAAATTACGAGAAGGGATTAACGATGATAGTAGGGGTTCAGGGAACAAGTAGTTTTGATAACTACAATGTCTTCCTTAGATCAATGGCCGTTGCCCTTTCTGAGTTAAAAGAAGAGGATAAGGTTTTTCATGTATACTCTGCAGGACCAAACAATATTAGCATGATGGCAATGGAGTTTTCAAACTTATCAGAAAAAGGAATGAAGTCAAGAGGAAAGTCTATTAAGTTTATTAAGGTTACTCCTGAATGGATGCAAGAAAATATATTACAAGTTGATCATTTTGCTTTTTTGTCTAATCCAAAAGAGCCAGTATCAAAGATTGTTCATGTATCAAAATTAAATAATATAAATACAAACGTATATAATTTCTAATCAGCCTTGACATAAGTTGTTATAACTGATAGACTTTATTATGTGACACTCGTGCTCTAGCACATCAACAGAATGGAAAGATAATGAAAATAGTTAACTCTTTATCCACTATGGAATCAATAGTGAATAAGCACAGACAACTATCCTGGAACGGATGGACAGTAGTTGAGACATTTCCTTCAGAGAAAGCCTACTACTCAAAATTTGGAGTATACAAAAATAATAAATGGCAAATGAAAAAAGAATTTATTCCTTCTAATCAAGGATGGGAAATCCCTGACAAGTATGTGATCTAAATGAATAAATTTAAATGGAAAGATAATGCTTCTTGCTTAGACTATGATACAAATTTATTCTTTGAAAAGTATGAAGAAAGTGAGTCGTTAAGGCCAGCAATAGATGCACTTTGTTCTTCGTGTCCAGTAAGAAAAGATTGTTTTTCTGTTGGGATTTCAGGCAAAGAGTGGGGTGTTTGGGGTGGAGTATTTTTAGAGAATGGTGAAATATCAAAAGAGTTTGCCAGCCACAAAAACAAAGACGATTGGGGAATGACTTGGCAATCATTAACAATGGAGTAGTATGTACACAGATGCAATGAAAAGAGCCTTTAGGTCTGTTCAACTTTACTGCCCAAATAATTTTTCTTTACAGATTATAGATAATGATCATTTTATAACAGTAAAAGCAAAAGAAAAAGACTTCATGTCATTAGAAACGGTGGAATTAAAAAGACAGGCAATTGAGTATATGGTTCGTGTTAAAAAAGCATTAGAAGATAATGGTGCAATTGTTCTTCTTGTTCGAGAGGGTGGAAAGGAATTATGATTGAAACGGTAGCCTTAGTTATATTATCAGTCTTATCAACAACATTTGCTTTTCTTTTTTATATTCAAAAGAAAAAAAATATACAAATACTTGCTCAAACTCTTGAATTCTTTATGCTCCAAGAAGCACAAGAAGCACAGGCAAAAACAGATAAAGAAAAATTTAATGAGGATTTTTTAAAATTTATTTCAGATTCTCGTGACTGGGCTTATACTTATATTGAAACTACACAGGAAAAGATTAATAGTTTTATCAATGATGTTGGACCAGTGATTGATTATTTAGAAAAATATGCCTCTCCAATATTGATTGAGCAGCAAAGGCTGTCCATAATTGAAGGGTATAAAGTAATTAAAAGCATTCTACCAGAGGACTATGGTAAAATAGAAACATGATCAAATTCAAGTCATACGAAGATCTGGCATATGATGCTTTTTATTCATGCCATGTATTGGGCTGTGAACTTGAAGCAGAAAAAATATACGCTACTGAATCTAACATTATAGATGTGTGCGTAATCCACTATAAAGACTTAATTGAAAAAGGTTATCAATGAAAGATGTTTTGTTATCAACATTAACAGGTTTTGGGTGTGGCGTAGTATTTGCTGCATTCAAATTGCCAGTACCAGCACCACCAGTTTTTGCGGGAGTCGCAGGAATTATTGGATTATGGATTGGCTTTACAGTACTAACAAAAATAATATCCTAGGAGGAAAATTATGAATCAACAAATCAAAAACGCACTAGCATCATATGGAAGATCAGTTCTTGGAGCAGCAACAGCAATGTATGCTTCTGGAGTAACAGATCCACAGACACTAGCATACTCACTACTTGGAGCACTTGTTCCCGTTGTATTGAGAGCAGCCAATCCTAACGACTTGGCTTTTGGCAAGATGCCAGATGTTAAGGAAATTGAAGTAGCACTCAAGACTGCCAAGGTAGTTAAGAAGGCACCTGCAAAGAAAACAGCAGTAAAAAAGAAGTAGTATAATAAATTATTCCGTCATGATACATGCAGTTGCTTATAGCAACCCTATTGCTGAGTACGGATAAGCCCAGGATCGCTACCTGGGGGACCTGAGCAGGTCTATAAACTGCTCATTCTTTGTGTTATCTAGTCCACCAAGCAAGATTATATCTTATTTCTTTCGTTACGTCATTAACTCCATGTTCGTATTCTTTATTTCCAGGATGCATAACTAAAGACAAAGCCTTTGGTTTCATAATTATATTTTTTTTTGGATAAAAAATTTCTCCACCACTATAGTTATTGTTAATATAAACTACAAAACCGTGAGTAATAATTGGTAGAGATGCATCATATTGAGGGTGATCTTTATCAACTTCATCAGTATGAACATCCAGTCCATGACCCGTTCTTCTAAAAATTGAGGTTATTGGTAAAAAAGAAAAATCTGAAATACCATATTCTTTAGAAAATATCGGCTTTGCTCTTTCTTCAAGCATTTTAAAGAACCAATTGTAGTCACGATACCTATCTCTTAAATTGTATTCGTCAATTTGTAGCCTATTGCCATATTGCTCTGTAAGTCCAGATCCATCATTTGAGGCATCCCACAAGGAAATGTCTTTTGTTGCTAAATCAAGAATGTAGTCAGCCTCATCTTGAGTCAAAAAGTTTTCAACTACGACAATTTCATTATTAAATGGTCTCGATATATGCATATATTAATTATATCATACTAGAAACTGCTATAATATATACATGAATAATGACTTTGACCCTAACAGACTGTCAGTTTTGCCATCTAGATATTTTGGAACTTCTTCAGATTTAATATATAAGGTTGATAATGATAAAACAATATTATAATTTTACTACAGAAGAAGAAATTGTTTATGCTTTACAAATATTTAAAAAATTAGAAGGTCTTTATAGAGGTAACAATAAGGGAGATAGGTATACAACATTATTTCAGGATCAGTATGATTTAGATTTCCTTACTCTTGTTTCACTCTATACTGAAAAAATAAAAAAAATATTAGAAAAAGATATATACATTCACTCATCAGCAATTGTGAAATATAATGTAGGAGATAGTATGTGCTTGCATTCTGATATTCAAAAAGGTTGTGATGAAGATATTCTTGGTATGCTAGTTTATTTTGACGATGAATATGAAGGTGGTCAAATTGTCTTTCCAAATCAAAAAAATATTGTTAAAATAAAACCATCAAAAGGTGTTTCAATAACTTTTCCATCTCATGGAGATGAGTCTATGCACTATGTTGAAGAAGTTACAAGTGGAGTCAGGTATGCCATGACATTTTGTTTTACTACAAATAAAGTATACACAAAAGATTGTTACAGTAGCCTATACATGTAATGATGATATAATTTAATTGTCCCACATAGGACCTTAGCGATGGCATAGTTACCCATTGGATAGAGACCGTGGCGCAAGTCAGGTGAATTGCCTGTGTGGGGCCTTAATATTTTCACGGTATAATGATAGCAATGACTGAAAAAGAGTTGGAAAATTATAACAAGCAGCAGTATAAGAAGATGCTTGCTAAGATAAAAGAGGATTCTGGCTGTGTAGACTGTGGGGTTGGTAACCATATAATCTTAGACTTTGATCACATAAGAGACAAGAAATATAATGTATCGAGAATGATCCATGATGGTTTTTCATGGAGGGCTATAAAGAAAGAGATTGAAAAGTGTGAAGTGGTTTGTGCTAACTGCCACAGGATCAGGACACACAACAGGCTTAACGGTATGATATAATTATATAATGCCAAAGAAAAAAGCAGCAGCGTTTAATCCTGTTCAGATCAAAGACGGTTGGATTGTTAGATTATATAAAGATGGTCGTATTAAGTCTAAGATTGCACCATACGAAGTAAAGCATCCTAAAAAGTAAAGTACCCCTGGCAAGAATCGAACTTGCGACGCATGGCTTAGAAGTCCATCGTTCTGTCCACTGAACTACAAAGGTATTATTAAGCAGTTTTACCACCTTTTATAGTATATCATAAATTAAAAAAGGGAGGTATAATTGCTTAAGAAACACAAAAGGAGATGTATATGTCTGTATATGATGTAAAGATTAAGTCCGCAGATCAAGAAGAGGATTTTTTAAATAACTTTAAAGGGAAAGTAACTTTGATTATTAATGTTACTGGTGACTGTGGTAATGCTCCTCAATATGGAGTTATTGAAACAATATACAGAAAATACAAAGATAAAGGTTTTGAAGTAATTGCTATTCCAACCAATGATTATTGTGGCGTTGGTTTAACGTATGGAGATCATGTTTATGGAACAGACACTGCAGAATCAGCAAGAGAATTTGCAAAAACAAATTATGGAGTCACATACAAGTTTACTGAATTAATTGAATCTAACCCTTGCGAAAACCAACTTATCCCAGGATTGCCATCTAAACATGGTAAGGTTACTCCTCATGAAGTTTATAATGTTTTATGCAAAATGTCAGAGGAACTTTGGAAGAAGGATCCAACATCTGCAGATGGTGGAGGAACTTTGGGCGGTAATTTTGAAAAATATTTGGTAGGAAAAGATGGAAAATTATTAAAAAATTATGATAATGGAGCACTGCTAAATTATTCTGAGAAGGCTGGCAGAGCAGATTTAGCATACATCAGAATTTGTAATGATATAGAAAACGCATTAGCAAAATAGTTTTAAATTAAAACTTTCTATATCCTTTAAGATGCTCTTCAATCTCATCCATATATTGCATATATGTTTTGTTACATTTTTCACACTTGAGCACACTGTCTTTATCTACACTAAAAATATGCTCATAAACTTTACAGATATTTGATTCCATAAAACCATTATACTACACTTTACAGTTAATGTGTTAGTTGTTAGGCAGTTTTAGTCATACCCAGGACTTTTTTTTATGCTGAAAGTATCTTTGCTAATGCATTGATGGTTGCAGAAATTCGTCCAATATCACGTAATTGATCAACACTGTAACCTTCTTGTTTTAATGTATCATAGTGTGCTTTAACACAGAAATGACATTTTCCTATGATTGAAGACGATAAAGAGTAGGCTTCAAACTTACCCTTAGTTGTTCCACCATGAGAAGTAATAGCATTCATTCTTAGTTGGGCTGGTAAGCCTTTTAAGTTTGCATCCCCAGCCATTTCTACATATGGATACCATGTATTATTTTGTGCCATAATAGCGCCAGCAGATAGTGCAGCATTTTTTTCTACTTCATCTGTTGCATTAGATACCAAAAATGTAAGTAGTTTTGAATTACCAGTTGCAAATGCTGCTGCAATTGCAATATACAATGCATCATTAGCATCAATGGTAGATCTGTTAATTACAGCATCAAGATTAAGCCTAATATCTTTGGCATATTCGGGAAGGTTTTCGTTTAATTGTTCAACCCAAGTCATTATAAAGTGTCTCCACCTAGCGGTCTATTGCATGCACAAAGTTCTCCAGTTTGCAGGGCATCAAGAACTCGAAGTGCTTCATCTGCATTACGACCTACATCAAGGTTATTAACAGTTACATGCTGAATAGTATTGTCAGGATCAACAATAAAGGTTGCACGATAAGCAACTCCAGATGAGTGATGAACTCCAAGATCTCCAGCCAGTTGATGTGCTGTGTCTGCAAATGACCATGAGTTAGTTCTCTTAAGATCGTCATGAGCATTACGCCATGCAATCTTACAAAATTCATTATCAACTGATCCAGTCATAAGGACTGTATCACGATCATTAAAATCATTAACTAAAGCATCATATGCAACAATTTCTGTTGGGCATACAAATGTAAAGTCTTTTGGATAAAACATAATTATTTTCCATTTTCCTGGAAAAGAATCTTGTGTTATAGTTTCAAATGATGAATCATCATATGTTAATGCTCCAGGTTTAACTCCAGTTACTGCAAAGTTACCTAACTTATCTCCAACTGTTTTCATTTTTTCTCTTTCTGTTAGTAGGGTAGGTTGGATTTGCACCAACTTTCTTATCTTACCCTTATTATAATTATACTATAGCGACTTGTATCTGTCAACTAAAGCATTTGTCTTATCTATTTCTGTAATGTTTTCATATGTATTTGAAATCAATATGTCGGTTATCCCCATTGCCTCAAGTTCTTTTATTTTATTAATAATATAGTCTTCTGTACCACATATAGAGTTATTAAATTCTCTATCTGTAGTCATTTGAGACTTATCTACATCAATACCTATTGATACTCTAAGCATTATATTATTGTCTTTGTTTAGTTTGTCTAAGTCTTGAATGAGTGCTATGTTTATTGCAGAGAACTCAGAGCATAAACTGATTAACTTATCACTTGCACCACTTATCGCAATATCAGAATATAGTGTACCCTTTAAATCTTCAACAAATGATTTGATGTACCCAGATAATTCATCTTTACGTTCTTCACGTGTAGAAGTTTTATTTGTAAAAAGTTCATACTCATTATCATATGTTCCAGAAACAAAATTAATAATTAGTTTATTATTAAAGTAGTCATAAAATGTTTTTGCTATCATGGATAAATGTCTGGAAGAAATGGTGTAGGGTCTAACTGCTATCATAAACCTTTGATTTGGAAAATTGTTTGTTAAAAACATTGCTGAAACCATTGGTTCATTTTGATCTAATTGAAATGTTAAAAGTATTGACTCGTATCTATTACTGCCAAGACCTTCAACAACTGTTTTTAATATATTGCTAGTTGAGTATGACCCATTTAGCATCCAATGAAACTTCATACTCCTCCTAAATATTTTGAGCGGATGATGAGAATTGAACTTGCCCCTTTTTCTTGGAAGGCAGAAGTGCTACCAATATTCAATATTCTCATTACTTAATTGTACACCAGGTAGGACTTGAACCTACGATAGCCGAATTATGAGTTCGGTGCCTTAACCAACTTGGCTACTGGTGCATAGTTCAATTATAGCAAATAATCAAATAAATGTCAACCTTCATTAATTTATTTTATTCTTCTAGCACATTTACTGTAAACATAACTTCATTATTTTCATTTTTAATTTCTTTTATAACGTAAATTTTATCATCTAGATTTGAATAATATTGATCAACATTTCCAGAATACACATCTTCTATTGTTTTTCCTAAATATTTGTGATTTGAACAAGACAAAACAGAAATCCAATCTGTATGATTCTTGTCAGTCCTTTTATTTAGAGATATCCAGTGTTCAGGTTTTTTATTACAAAAATAACATTCAGGGGCCTTTAATCTGTTTAAAGTAACAGACCATTCACCATCTTTATCAAAGGCAATCAAATCATTGACATCATATGCCGAATCTTTATCTCTATCTTTTTGTAATGTTGTTGTATGTTCTTTAGTTTTACTTATAGAATAGGTATAATCAAAAAGCCCAAGACCGTCTTGAGGAATAGCAGGAGCAGAAAAATGATCTATGATTAGGTCAATATCAGGCAAATCATTTTCTAAAAAAAGATCAAATTGAATTTTTGCAGGGTAACAGTTTTCCCAAATTCTACAAGAATAGTATCCATTTTCTAGGATACCTTGAACAATACTTCCAGCATTATCAGAATCTATATCTGGTATTTTTGTTCCTACAGGTCCAAAAATTGGCTTTCCTAAATAGTTTTTATGTATTGGCCCGTCTGATCCTGTATCGCACTTATGTTTTATGCTATATTCTGTAAGTCCTCTAAAAATATTTATTAAATGAGGAAGATGTGTCACAGGGTTTATAGTAAAACCATTTAAAGTAAGTCTAGTTGGCATATGTTTATCCTTGTGTATTTAAAACGTCATAGTCTAAAATTAAAGATGCTCTTGGAAAATTTGCAACAGCACTATGAAAAACACCAATAGGTATATACATAACATCTCCAGGTTTCATAATGTATGAATCATAAGTCAAAGTTCTTTGTTGTTCATAAGTTAATGAATCTCTTTCTGTACTGTTTTTAATATGATAAATTCTATATTCAACTTCTCCAGCGCATGTCCAAGAAACGACAGACTGCCTATCTGAATGACCAGTTCCAACATATTCATTTCCAGCAAAATTTATTAAAGACTTTACAGTGTTTAGCATATCCTGTTTATAGAATATAGATAAAAAATTATCAAGATATGGCATGTTGTACCAACTATGTTCAAAAGAAGGTGTCTGTATGGAAAAATTTATTTGCTTTATACGTAAAACATGTAAATCTAATTTTTTTAATGAATACATGTTTGTACTTTTGTTGTTATTATTTAACAAAATCTTTGGCCCGTGATCCCCATGTTCTTCTTTTTTTGATTCATCATAGATATTTTCACTTACTTCATCAATTATTGGGTTATTATATTGATGATTTATTAAGCCAACAAAATCACCCCATTCAGGAGATTGACTCATAAAACCTTTTAAAAATAAAACTTTGCCAGTTTTATCTGATTCTTTCATTTTTAATAATATAGTTTCTCTTATGTTGTTGTCGGTTGAGGAGAGGGTGAGATCTTCAGAATTTACCTTTGTTTTGTGAGTATTGTCACAATAGGGATAGGTTTTTGACCTACCACAGGTGCATTGCCTCATATTACAATTATACCATAGGCCTAAAGTCGGGAATATATTGAAGTATAGTCTAAAAATTGTGCTATAATAAAGTCATGACTATATCACATCCAAACCTTCAAAGGCTAGACGAGAAACTCTATTACATTCCTAATTTTATTAGTAAGGAAGAGGTTGATTTTGTAAATAAAGTATTAAAAGAGCGAGAAGATAAATCTACAAAACACCCATTTGGAGTGGTAAACTACGGTGTCACAGAATCTATCCCAGAAGTTTTTCCTGTTTGGGAAAAGGTTTCTGAACTACTTGCTCCACAATATGTTGTTCACCCATTGTTAAGCATGCTTCATTATAAAGAGGGCGCAGGAATGGAACCTCATTGGGATAGTCCTGGTGAAGGAAATCATGAAAACCTAACATTACCAGACATATGGTCAACATGTTGCCTATTAGAATTTGGAGTTTGTGTTTACTTTGGGGAGTTTACTGGAGGAGAAGTTTTTTATCCAAAACAAGACATAGTTGTACCCGTTCAGCCAGGGGATTTAGTTATTCATGGCGCATTAGAAGATTATGCTCATGGAGTTAAACCAGTCCTTTCTGGATCAAGATACTCATATTCAAACTTTTGTTTAGAAGCAATTAAAAATCCAGGAACTTTTAACAATTATGGTACTGAAGAATATAAACTTCAAACAGCAGACCCTTCTCGTATAGAAGAAACTTGGCTAGACCCACTAAAGAAAAATGATCAACTGGTTATATTACCAGACGAAATGGTTGAAAGAGAAAAACTTCCTTACATTTCTTAATTTTATAATTAAAATTTATTTTTATTGTAAAAATCTTTTGTTTTTATAAATCCAACAAGAACGTATCTTGTAGGTCCAGGATTTACAACTGTTACGCCATGTTTAAATTCTTCCGTTCCTGGAAAAAGCACAAGAGATCCAGCCTTTGGTTTTAAAGATATGTTTAAGTTTTCAAAGAAAAGTTGTCCACCTTCATAATTATCATTAAGGTAAAAAATCGCTGCATACTGAATTGAAGGGTCTGTATGTACATCTGTATGAGAAAATAGTTCAACACCATCATACATTCTTTGAATAGTGTGGCAACCAATCAATGCAAGAGACTGGTCTGTTTTTTCTATCAGATCATTTATTCTTTTTATAATTGTTTTAGCAATCAAAGAGTCTGGAATATAAAGATTTTTATCGGCCCAGTTTTCAGTAATTTCAAATTTACCTTCAGCAACAAGGTTTTCAACATCATCTCTGTTAAATTTTTCCATACAGAAAGTTTTTAAATTTTCTAAATAAAAAGAACTCCACTCTGATTCTGTGGTTTTATTTATGATAGCAAGACAGGCATCTATCGTTTCTTGAGGAATAAAATCTTCTACTATAAAAATATTGCTATGTATTTCTTTAAAACTAACTTCTGATTCTGACAATTCTTTGGCAAAACCTTTTAAAAATGTCATGATTATTTAACTTTTACCCATTAATGATAAAGCAGGGAGTAAGAGTTCTTCTCTTATTCTATTTTGTTGTATTTCAAATTTAGAAAGATAGGGCTTATTCTTTATTCTTTTTTTATTTTTCGTTGCTCTATTAATTTTATGTTGAGATACTTTGTTATTAGATTTTTTCAATTAACTCACTGGCTTTCTGCTACTTTGTCACAAGGACAAATAATTGATTCGGGTAGTTCGTGAACCTTTGTTACAATAGTAATCATAGTCTCACATTCAACGCATTTATAAATTTTCTTAACTCTTTTGGTCATAAACTAATCATACCATATTCAAATGTACATATCAAGACTTTTGCCCATCCCATGTTCCTATTTTGGTTGTAGCAATGTTGTGATCTTCCCATAGTTTTATTACATTTGGATTGTCATCTACAGCATGAGTTACATTCCATAGTAAAGTTATTTTATCAAGTATATCTTTTTTTGCTTCATAGTCTGGTCTATTATCGTTATCTGCCCTCATAAATAAACCATGAGATCTAATATTATTTTTAGCAAGCCACATAGATGTAAGTCCACGATATTTCTCTTTACGTGAAGTAACAACAAGGATAGAATGACCATCACTAACAGAATTATTTAACATTTCTAAAACATTTACATTTGGCAGGGCATCTATAGAAGCCTCATGAAAGGCATCGTAGTCCCTATTAGAGCCACGAACAAGGTGTAGATAGGGATCTACATTGGCAAGGGTTCCATCTACATCAAATATGTATGCTGGAGGC